GGAGGGGACGACGGCTCGCTGGAAAAGGCTCGGCTGGCCCTTGACGAAATGGACCGGGCCAGCGCGATTGACAAGCGGCTGCCCGACATTCTGCTGCGGATCAAGAACGGGGAAACCCAGGAGCAGGTGGCAAAGCGGTGGGGGATGTCGCCGCCGAATGTCCGCGCATTGCTTAAGAAGTTTCGCGCAAGTAGCTGACGCGCAAAGACAAGCACGGTGCCAACCCCTGTTTCATTGCTGTTTTTGTGCCATAGGTAGAGAGGCGTCCCATCATCACCTCATACCGATTCACCGGGGCCATTAAGCTCGCGGATTAAACAACGGATGGACGAACGTCTCTCTGCTAATTATGGCAGAGACCGTCAACAAAGAGCCGGAAGAGGTCATTGAAGACCTCGTAAACCAGCCACGCAACGTCAGCACGGACGGCGGGAGCGTGACGAATATTAGCGTGCAGGACGCCATTGAGGCGGACAAGTACCTGCGGAAGAAGGCGGCAGAGTCCGCCAAGTCTCGGGGGATGGGCGTTCGCCTTGGCATTCTGCGGGGGCCGGGTCACTTCTAATGGCCACCCAGCGCAAATCCGCCGCACCCCGCCGCAAGGCTACCGCCCGTCGTGTGTTCGACGTAGACACCGCGCCGCGCAAGCGCATCGTCGTCAAGGCGTCCTATGACAACGCCCGGCACACGGACGAAAATGAGAAGCTGTGGCAATTCGTAGACGCCCTTTCCGCCGCCGCAGCGAACACGCCGCAGGTCCGGCAGATCGTACGCAATCGCGCACGCTACGAAACGGCGAACAACTCCTACGCTGCGGGCATTGTTGAGACGCTTGCCAACGACACGGTTGGACCCGTTGTTCAGTTGCAGTTGGGCGACAGCGAGCGGGCGCAGGCGGTGGAGCGCGACTTCGAGCGGTGGGCCGCATCGGTTGGACTGTGGCAGAAGGTCCGCACAATGCGCCGCGCCAAGGCGGTTGACGGCGAAGCGTTCGCGCAGATGTTCACCAACCCGCTTGTTCCCGGCCCCGTCAAGCTGGACCTGCGCGTGGTGGAATGCGACCAGATTGAAAGCTGGTACGCCAACGTAACCCGCGAGGACGAAATCGACGGCATCCGGTTCGACCAGTACGGCAACCCCGCGATGTACCGGATGTTAAAGTTCCACCCCGGCGACCACCGGGGGCTTTCGCAGTTGGCCGGCGACTGGATTCCAGCGAAGTTCATGCTCCACTACTTTCGCCCGACCCGCCCCGGCCAGGTTCGCGGAATCTCCGAAATCCTCCCGGCCCTCGGGCTTTTCGGCCAGTTGCGCCGGTACACGGCGGCGGTCATCGAGGCGGCCCAGCGTGCGGCGGAAATCAGTGCTGTTATGCAGACCGACCTTCTGCCCGACCAGATCGCGGCGGAGTTGGCGGACCCGTTAACGACGATTGACATTGAACGCAACACCATCATGTCGCTGCCGGAGGGGTGGAAGCTGGCGCAGTTGAAGTCGGAGCAGCCGACAACGACCTACGCCATGTTCAAGGCGGAAATCCTCAACGAAATCGCCCGCTCCATTAACATGCCGTACAACGTGGCGGCCTGCAATTCCAGCGGCTACAACTACGCGAGCGGGCGTCTGGACCACCAGACCTACGACCGCAGTATTGACGTGGAGCGGGGCGACCTGCGGATGGCGGTTCTTGACCGCATTCTTGCGTCGTGGATGGACGAATACGCGGCCCGCAAGGGGCTGACGGCGGACGACCGTGCGGAGTTCGCGGATCACGAATGGCACTTTGCCGGTCGCGGCCACGTTGACCCAAACAAGGAAGCGAACGCCGACAACATCCGATTTGGCAACGGCTCCCTTACAATGGCTGCCTACTACGCCAAGCAGGGCAAGGACTGGAAGCGCGAAAGTGCCCAGTTCATCCGCGAGCGCATTGCCGAAGAGATGGAGTGGAACAAGGCCCGCGAGGTCGCCGGACTTCCCCCTGCTCCGTACCCGCGTGGACAGCAACAGCAATCTCCCGCCGCCCCACAAGAAGAACCCGAACAGCCCGAAGAAGGGGAAGAGCAATGAGCGAAGTCAAGACAATCGAAGCCGGACCCGATCGCAAGCCCATCCAGATGACGGGCGTTTGTTCCATCGAGGCCGCCGCCGCGCCGAAGGACGGCGAGGCCGCCGCGTTGCCAACAGTCAAGTTGTATGCCTACAACGGCGGCAAGATCGCGGTTGGGTGGTGGGGCGACATCGTGGTGGACCTCAAGGGCATGAAGGCGTCGGACGTGACGCCGATTCTCTATGGCCACTCCACCGGGAACATCGAAAGCATCATCGGCCAAACGTCCAAGGTCGAGATAGGCGACACGCTCAAGGCAGACGGCAAGGTGATGAACACCGGGCGAACCGCCAAGCAGATGCTCGACCTGGCCCGCAACGGCTACCGATTCCAGGTGAGCATTGGCGCGGACCCGATCCGCTACCGCGAGGTTGCCGAGGACGAAACCGTTGAAGTCAACGGCCAGAGCATACAAGGCCCGTTCTCTCTGATTCTCGAAAGCGTTCTCAACGAAATTTCGATCTTGCCGCTAGGCGCGGACAAGTCAACGAGCGCGGCGATTGCCGCCGAACATAAACCCACAAAACCAAAGGAAACACCAATGAGTGACCCCAAAGTGGATACCGCCGAAGCCATTCGCGCCAACGCGGTAGCCGAACAGAACCGCATTCTTGAGGTGCGGAAGTCGGCCGAGAGCCATCCCGAGATTGCGGCGAAGGCCGTGGCCGACGGTTGGACCAAGGCCCAGACCGAAGCCGCCGTCGCGCAAGCCGTGATTGCGGAGCAGAAGAAGGAAATCGAAGCCCTGAAGGTGCAGGCCGAGCGGCCAGCCGCCCCGTTCATCAAGGTGGGCAAGGAAGGCAAGCTGGACGCCGAGGCGATTGAATGCGCCACCGCGATCCGCGCCGGACTCAAGGCTCCCGAAAAGGTCTACAGCGAAGAGACCATCGACGCCGCCAAGGGTGCCCGCATCCATTCGATGACGGATCTGGTTCGCGTCAGCCTCGCCGCCGAAGGCAAGAGCCTGGATGCCACCCGCCACGACACCCGCGAGTTCATTCGCGCCGCGTTTTCCACGCGTTCCATCGCCAACGTTCTGTCGAACGTCGCCAACAAGTTCATTCTTGAAGGCTACGGCGCGGTCGAGCAGGCGTGGCGTTCCGTGTCGAGCGTGCGTTCCGTGGTGGACTTCAAGGCTAACACCGGCGTGCGGCTGGTCATGTCGAACCTGCTCCAAGCCCTTTCGCCCAATGGCGAGATCAAGCACGGCGCGTTGAGCGACGAGACCCGCACCATCCAGGCCGACACCAAGGCTTTGATGCTGGCGATCACCCGCAAAGACATCATCAACGACGACCTCGGCGTCCTGTCTGACGTGCCGCGCAAGCTCGGCTTTGCCGCCGCCCGCACGTTCAANACGGACTTCTGGGCCGCGCTGGTGGCCGCGAATGCCGCGAACTTCCCGAGCAACAACAGCAACGGAAACTACATCAACGCCGCGCTCGGCCTTGCGGGTCTCCGCTCCGCCGTGCAGGCGTTCATGTCGCTGAAGGACAGCGACGGCAACCCCATCGGCGTTGACGCGGCGATGGTGCTGACCGGCCCCGCGCAAAGCGTGATGGCCCGCGAGCTGTTCATCTCGACGAACCTGATCGGCGGCACGTCCAAGGACACCGCAGCCAATCCGTTCGCCGGACGCTACACGCCCGTTTCGACGAGCTACCTAACCGGAAATGCCTGGTACCTGGTGGCGAATCCGATGGGCCTGCCTCTCATGGAGGTTGCGTTCCTGAATGGACGCCAGGAGCCGGTTGTGGAATCCGCCGACGCGGACTTCAACACCCTCGGCGTTCAGATGCGCTGCGTCTACGACTACGGCGTGGCGTTCGCGGAGAAGAAGGCCGCCGTCTACTCGGCGGGTGGCTGATCGGAAACGGAGGGGCTGCCCTAACCCGGCAGCCTCGCAAAATCTCTTAAACAAAAAGGAAACAACAACATGAGCGCAACGAAGAAATCCGAGGGGCTGCGGATCGACTACACCCCGTCCAGCGCGGTCGCCTCCGGCGACGTGGTGGTCATTGGCGACATCGTGGCGGTTGCAACGGAGCCGATTGCCGCGAACGTTTTGGGCGCGGTTGACGTCGAGGGTGTGTTCACCTTCCCGAAGGCCACGACCAGCGCGAGCGCGATCACGGCGGGTGCCAAGCTGTATTGGGACGCCAGCGGCGAGGTTGCCACGACCACCGCCGGGTCGAACAAGACCGTGGGCTACGCCGTCGCCGCCGCCGGTGCCACCGCGGCCACGGTTGACGTCAAGCTGTCCCGGTAGGGATTGGGCCTATGGGGGGCGGGCGTCGGTTCTATCGGGCCGAACGCTCGCCCCCCCCTTCAGGCGGCTATCCGTGAGCATTCCAAAAATCATCCACTTCTTCTGGACCGGCCCCGCAATGCCCGATTGGGCAGAGCGGAACATTCAGGAGTTTCGTCGGCTGAATCCCGACCACGAGATCAGGATTCACGGCGAGGAAGTGATTTTGCCGGAATACGGAGACGTCGCCGCACGCATTCGAGGCGCTGGCCGGGAATACATCGGCAAGCAAACCGCCGCCCCCAACCTGTCTGACCTTGGACGCTACTCCGCAATCGAGAGATTCGGCGGCTGGTATTTCGACACAGACATTTTTCCGTTTCGCCCCGTTGCGGAAATCGAGCGGGCGTGGTGCCTGGACGGTTCAAAGCTGTTCCTTGCCCGCCAGCAAAACAAGGGGACAACCTACACGCACGAGGGCGAAGTCATTCGCAGCGATGTGGCGGCAGCGGTGTTGGGGATCGGCACTTGCCAGAAATCCAAAGCCGTCATGGCGACGTTGCGCGAAATGGTTTGCGCCACGACCTGCACCCACTTTGGATCATACGGCCCGATTGCCTGCTCCGGCCTTGTAGCCGAGCGGCCTGACCTTGTTGAAGTCGCAAGCAAAGAGTGGTTTTTTGGCATTGGCCCTGATGTCGCATCCGACATCTACCGCCAAGCCATCCACGGAAACCTTGCCCCGGCCCGCCACTACTGCACGGGTGGACAGATGCCCTATGCCATGCACCTGTGGGCGCACGGGTGGAGCCACAAGATAGACCTCTCGCCACCGCCCAAACACCACGTTGCTCTGTGCGGGGCCACTTTTGAAACCTACGGGAAGCCGAAAGAGATTGCAGCAAAGATTGAGGAATCATTGACAGCCGCAGGGTACTACGTCACCCGAGGCCAGCCTCCACACGGCCACATGCCGAACGCCGTGGTGGTGTGGAACCACAAGGAGCCGCAGGCCGCGGCGGCGATTGAGTACGCCCGAAAAATAGGCGCACAAACGGCCATTCTTGAACTTGGGTTTTTGGACCGCAAAGACCATGTGCAGGTTGATTCTGTCGGGTTTTCACACACAGCAAGCTGGCGGTCCTGCGTTCGCACCCGCCCACCTCTTTCCGCGTTCTTCCGGCTATCCCGCGTTGCCCCCGTTCGCCAACCCGTGCGCCACAAGCGCGACGGGTACGTCCTGGTTCTGGGGCAAGTGACCGGCGACAAGCAGCTCGACGAAAGCGAGATTCGCGGGATGCCGCCGCTCCAGCGCCATGTTGGCCGCGCAATTCCAGACGGTACGCCCGTCTTTTTCCGCCCCCACCCTGCGGACAGGACGCAGCCCCACCCCCTGCACGAAAACCTGCCCCGGCTTCCGACTGACAGCTTTGAGGAATACAGAGAGTCGTGGAAGGGCGAAAGCCTGTCCGGTGCGCTACAGGGTGCCGCCTTTGTCATCACGATCAACTCGACGGCAATCAATGAGGCTTTGATTGCGGGCGTCCCCGTGCTCGCCTTTGGCCCCCATCTGTCAATCGAAGCGGGTGCCGCCAAGCAGGCAACGGTCGCCACGCTAGCCGATGACATCAAAGAGATGATGATGGGTTGGACTCCCGACCAGCGGAGCGTTGACAACTATCTTGCATGGATGGCCGAAAAGCAGGTCCACGTTTCGGAGTTTGAATGTCCCGCACGAACGCAAGCAATTTTAGGGTTGGCGCAATGATCGACGCCGCAAAGATTGTTTTTGATGGCGTGTGGAACTCTATTCCCCACCTGCGATGTGAGGCGCGGTTCGGGCGGCACGAGGTATCAAAAGCCAAGATCAACCGCATCGAACTGCTTCGATTCAACACCGAAGAGGGGGCGATGCTTTCCCCCGCGTCCCCCGTGCTTGAGTTCTACGTTGCCGACGCGCCGAAGCCCGATCTTGACCACGGAGGGATTGCGGCTGGCGACACCTGCGAAGTCAAGCAGGCGGGCGGAAGCGAGTGGCGTAAGTTCCGCGTGAGCGGCACGCAACGCTTGGGCGAGTCGATTCTGCGCCTCACCCTGGAAGCGGAGTACGCCTGATGCCCGTAGTCGCGTCAATCGAGTTTCCCCGCGCCGACGTGGACGCGCTGTTCCGGCAGATGGATCGGGCGCAGAAGGAGCTAGGGAGGAGCCTTGGGAATGCGGTCAGGACCGCGGCAAACCGCGTCGCGCTTTCAATCGGTACGAGCACAAGGGTTGCCCCCAAATACCGCAAAATCACGCCGATGGGAGATCAGTCGTCTAACCGCAAGTTCGACCCGAAGACGGGGAAGTTTTACTACAACAAGCGTTTCGAGGTCTACAGCGACAAGAGCAAAAAGACCTATGACGTTTGGGCGAAAAACATAACCGCCGCCAAAAAGAAAAAGTCTGTGCTGATTGCGCGGAGCGGGTTGGCAAAAGCGACATGGCGACGTGCTGCCCAAGAGGCAAGCGCAGACGGTGGCGTTGGAAAGGGTGGTGTTACTGCATTCGGGCGGATTGTGGATAGGCATGCCAGAGGAAAAGGAGTCTTCAAGGGCGTTGACCCGTGGGCGATGATGGAAAGCAGTCTTGACTACGCGCAGGACGCGCTACAGGGAGGGCCGCGTGACGTGGACACGGCAATGGAACGGGCCGCGTCTGCGATGGAACATCTCATTGACCGCCAAATCGAAAAGAAACTTGGAGCAAAATGAACCCCCCACGCGCAATCGAGCTTGCCCTCGCTGGTGTCCTCCGGCAGTACGCCGAACTGTCCGCTGGTACCGCGGTGCGGGCGTGGCAGTCCCTCCGCTCGGATGCCGGCTGGAACGAAGAAAAAGACCGCACGTTCCCGCTTGTGGATGTGCGTTGCTCCCCTCCGACCTTCGATGAAAACGAGCGGACGATGTACTGCGAATGCGCCGTCCTGTGCGGAACAAAGACAGACGACGACAAGGACCACGCAGTTATTTCCTCGATTTACGGCGAGGCCCAGCGTGTTCTCGACCTTCTCTACTCCCAGTTCATCGGGACGGCGGGAGAAGAATACGCCGCATTTTCCGCAACGCTGGCCGCGGAAGCCGGCGACGGATTCAACCTTGGCGGCCTGTCATGGGGAACGCCTGCCGCCCCATACGACGACGGCGGAATAAACATGATTGGAATTTCCATCCGGGTTCATTTCAGCCGGGCAGACTTTTAGGAGAAACAAGGCATGAGAA